TGCCTTAAAGGAGTCTGAAATGCAGATGGTAAAAAAATGGTGGTTTACGGCGTCACTCACCGTCCTGCTGACGCTGGTCAGCATCAGTCACTGCAGCTTTGCGGGCTATCCGCCGGCAGCCCTGCTTTGGGCGGAGTTCATCGCATGGGCTTTCATCGGTTTTTCAGGGCTGTGCTGCGCTGCAGCTTTTACCGGCACGGAGCGTAAACGGGTGTTTGCCTGGCTGCTGCGGTTTGCACAGCTGGCTGACCGCGTGCCGCTCAGGTGGTATCACCGCGTAATTATTGCGGTCGTGATGTGGACGGCGGGATGGCAGCTGACGGTACTCATGAGCCTGAACGCCTTGTTTTATCGCTGGATGATCAGGCCAGAGCTTAAGCAGGCCGCAGCATGACGCGCGCACTGGCCGTCATCGTGCTGATCCTGCTGCTTATTGCCGGGGTGCAGTCTTACCGGCTGAGCAGCGCCCACAGCAGGATTGATGCGCAGCAGACCACCATTGCGGGCCAGGGCAAAAAGCTTAGCCAGAAAAACAGCCAGCTGATTGCCCTGAAAATTCTGACGCAAACCAGCAGCCAGGCACAGACGCAGCTTTACGCCGCCGCCGAACGCAACGGCCAGCTGCTGCGCGACCGGCAGCGAAAGATTGAGGAACTGAAACGTGAAAATGATGACCTTCGCCGCTGGAGCGATACCGCTCTGCCTGATCCTGTTGTCCGGCTGCGCCAGCGACCGGCCCTCGCAGGAGGTGAGTCTTACCGTCAGTGGCTGTCCGAAAATCACCCGCTGCCAGCTGGACCCGGCAGCGCCGCGCAATAACGGCGACCTTCTGGCCCTGCTGGACGAAACGGAGGCCGCCTGGGCGGCATGTGCCGGTAAGGTCGATACCATCATCAGCTGTCAGGAAAAAGACGATGAACAAACCGCAGTCCTTACGCAGCGCCCTGAATAAGTCGGTCCAGTATGTGGCCGACAACCCGGACCGCCTGCACCTGTTCGTGGACAGCGGCCAGCTGGTCGCCACGTCCGCCGCGTCCCTGTCATGGGAGTATCGCTACACCCTGAACGTGGTGATCACCGACTTCACCGGCGACCAGAACCTGCTGATGGCCCCGGTGCTCTTGTGGCTGCGGGAAAACCAGCCCGACGCGCTGCAGAACAGTGAGGCACGCGAAAAGCTGTTTTCGTTTGAGGTCGATATTCTGGCAAATGACCGCTGCGATATCAGCATGGACCTGAAGCTGACCGAGCGCGTGATAGCGACTATTGAGGACGGGAAGGTACACATTGAGGCAGTGGCGGAGCCGGACGTGCCGGAGGAAGTCTGGGCGGTGAAACGTGGCTGAACTGCATGAAGTGGATGCCTGGCTGGCGGCGCTGTTGTCACAGCTGGAGCCTGCCGCCCGGAAAAAGATGCTGCGCGAGGTGGCACGCGATGTGCGCCGCATTCAGCAGGCAAACATCACAGCACAACGTTCCCCGGACGGCACCGCATGGGAGCCGCGCCGCGTCAGCGCAGGCAGTAAAAAGGGCCGCATCCGTCGCGGGATGTTCGCGAAGCTGAAAACGGCAAAGTACCTGAAGGCGCAGGCAGATGCCGACACCGCTGAGGTTGCCTTTGTGCCGGGAGTGCAGAAGCTGGCCCGCGTCCATCACTACGGCCTGCGGGACCGGGTAAGCCGTCGTGGCCCGATAGTGAAATATGCCGAACGACCAATGTTAGGAATTACCTCTACAACATTCAATTTAATTACTTCAATCATGTACCAATATTTATCTAAGCCGTAGATTTATCTTTCAAATTGATGAGAGATATGAAGGAAAGCATTTCCTATTTCAGTGCATAAATTGCTAATGCACTTCATCATTATTAAGTTTTCGTGTGTGGTTGATGTTTTCAAAATAGCGCAGGTCGATTGTGAAAGGCTAAGTGCTGCTGCATGGGCCGGATCAGTTAATCCATAGTTGCTGGGGCCAACGTTGATAACATTGATGTCAAATGATGGTGCCGCTAAGCTTTTTGTTAAGGTCTTAAAACTGGTATGAACATTTTGGCTTGCCCATTTAAAATACGGTCTCATGTGATCTAATCTAACGGCTCTTTCAAGTGATTGGAATCCAACTCTGCTGGGGTTGTCCGTTTTGATATAAGGAACTGCCCATCCATACTGAGAGTCAAACTCATGTCCATATTTAGCAATGGCGCACTTAAATTCATTCTTTATGATTTTGCATTCTTCCTCTGATGGGCCTTTTTCTTGCAAGCGATTTTCGTATTTCTTATGAAATTTCATTCCGTAGTAACTGTCATAAATTTCATGTGCCAAAAATCTTTCAGTGCATTCCGAACCATTTAAATCCAAAAAATGCAGTGTAACATTGATTTCATGTAAAGTACGCCATCTAGCATGGGCTCCATCCGCAAACCCATTTTTCAGAAGTAATAATATTTCGTTACTGATTGCACATGCTTTCGCATGAAGTCTTATAAGTACGCCTATATGAATCTCCTCTCGGGAATCTTCAAGAATTTCTCTCTCAGTGTTTACATTTGAGCCTGCCTTGATACATGTTGAAATTAGTAATTCAAGCAAATCCATTGCAGGTTTCCAATAAAAAATATGCTTATCAAAAAAAACGTCATTATTAACTTTGTTTTCATTAATAATGAATGGAATTTCATTTTTTAACTTAATTAAACGAGAGTTTGATGAGTCGATAATGAACTGCATGAATAGCTCATTAAAAGATTCGTCGTTAATCGCAGGTGAATCACCATCTTTAGTTTTAAGCCATTCAATGAAGGGTTCGAAATCTTCCATTTTTTCCTCAGTTGTGTCAGTGATGCCACAAGTTATTTTCAATGAATTTCAAACGTTCTTGGTTCATTTTAAGTGGATGGATAAAAATCTAACAGAAATTATGCGCCTTATCACCAACCTGATCCGCACCGGCATGGTGTCCGAAGTGGATCCGGTGAACTGGCTATGCCGGGTGAAAACGGGCGACCTTGAAACCAACTGGATTAACTGGCTCACCCTACGCGCCGGTAACACGCGCACATGGTGGCAGCCCACCGTCGGGGAACAGGTTGTGCTGCTGAGCCTGGGCGGCAATCTTGAAACCGCCTTTGCGCTGCCCGCCATTTATTCCGAAGCCTTTCCGCCGCCCGACTACTCGGAAGACGGCACCACCACCGTGTTTAAGGACGGCGGCTGGTTTCAGTACGAGCCGGAAACCGGCCTGCTGCTAATAAAGAATATCAAAAGCGTGCGCATTGAAGCGGCAGACGGCATTCAGCTGATCACCGACGCGCTGGGGATAGAGGCCAGCCAGACCCGGATTAACAGTGACACCACGATGAACGGTGATGTGACACACGGTGGCGGTTCAATGCGTTCAAACGGCATCGTGGTGCATACCCATAAGCACGGCGGCGTGAAGTCCGGCGGCGACACGTCAGGAGGCCCGCAATGATGTATCTCGGCATGAACCGCGACACCGGCGAAGCCATTACCGACATCGAACACATCCGGCAGAGCGTGCGCGACATTCTGATCACCCCGGAAGGCAGCCGCATTGCGCGGCGTGGTTATGGCTCGCTGCTGTCGGTGCTGATTGACCAGCCGCAGAACGACGCCACCGAACTGCAGGTGATGGCCGCCACCTACACCGCGCTGAGCCGCTGGGAGCCACGCATCCGGCTGGCCTCAGTAAACATTACGCGCAATACGGACGGCTCTATGCAGGTTGAGCTGACCGGCCAGCGCGCCGACGGCTCACCGCTTTCTCTGACGGTTTCAACGGGGGTGAACAGTGGCGGTAATTGATCTTTCCCAGCTGCCTGCGCCGCTGATTATTGATGTGCCGGACTTTGAAACACTGCTGGCAGAGCGCAAAGAGGCGCTGATTGCGCTTTATCCGGCGGATGAACAGGCCGCCATGCGCCGCGTGCTGGCGCTGGAGTCTGACCCGGTTGTGAAAAGCCTTCAGGAGAACACCTACCGGGAAATCCTGCTGCGCCAGCGCATTAACGAGGCGGCGCAGGCGGTGATGGTGGCTTACGCCATCGGCAGCGATCTGGACCAGCTGGCCGCCCGCAGTAATGTACAACGCCTGACCGTGATCCCTGCAAATCCTGACGCGGTGCCGCCGGTGGATGCGGTGATGGAATCGGACGACGCGCTGCGCGTGCGCGTGCCGGAGGCGTTTGAGGGGCTGAGCGTGGCCGGGCCAACGGGCGCATATGAGTTCCACGCGAAAAGC